ACACCAAGGCTTTTGGGCTCAAGAAAACGAGTCGCATAAAGGCTTTTGTCTTCAGATTCATCTCCGTACCTGCCAAGTGGATCATGACTGCAAGGCAATACGTGCTGAATATCTACACAGAGAACCGCGCTTATGCAAAACCCTTCAAAACAGAATTCGGATAAGAATCCTTTCTTTCCGGTTAGAATCTGCGTATTACCTCAAGTCGCATCGTGGGGTAAGGGGATGTTGGCTACATATTGATGTTGTGCTGTTGCTTTTTACTGAAAGCTACTACTAACGACTCATAAATCTACCCTTAATCGTGTATTGGATGATAGTTGCGGATTTTAGGATGAATAAAGAAATTTCCCCAAATAAACGGTATTCATTTCCTGATAATCTTTCTATTGTACGTAGAAATGGCAATATTTTGATTATATCTGTTGAGACTGCAAAATGGATAGTTTTGAAGAATGAAAGTCAATTATCTTTCTTTGAATTGTTGCAAATAATGCCCCTTGGAGAGGCCCTTGAAAGGTTTGAAGGCCATTATAATGACGCCCAATACGTGGTGATTCAGTTAGAGGCTCGACATTTTGAAGATCAGAATGTTCATAGTTGCATCTATAATGAAGTTAAGACGCTCCAATTGTATCTAACTAACGCTTGCAACCTCAGGTGTCCGCATTGTTATATGTTCGCCGGTCAGAAATCAAAGAACGAACTATCAACTGAAGAAATTTTTTCAGTTATCGATGGATATAAAGGCCAAGGTGGAGAGAAAGTTACATTAACGGGGGGAGAAGTGACTATGAGAAAAGATCTTGCTGAGATCGTAAGATATGCATCAAACGCCGGGCTGAAGGTAAGAATACTAACTAATGGGACAGCATGGAATCCCGAATTGATTGATAATGTGTCACCCTATCTTTCATCTGTCCAAATTAGCATAGATGGCTTTTCCGAGAAAACGAATGCAAAAGTTCGAGGAGCCGGCTCATTTAGCATTTCCCTTTCGGCATTGGACCGCTTTATTTCAAACAATGTCCCTTCCGAAGTATCAGTTACGCCATACTACGATGATGATTTCGAGTCTTATGTTGAATCTTTTGCTGATTTCGCCAAAAGTCTGACTACCAAATATGCTGGCAAAAAGTTTAAGATAAACTTCGCGGAGCAGATGATGGAGGGTCGCGAGGTGTCTCTCAATGAAACCCAGCAACGGCAATATTCAAATGTTATTAACAAAATTCACGAAAAATACTTTGGGGCTGACACTGAAGATCTATCATTCGTCAAGGCATTTAGAGAGGCTCAGATAATGGATAATTGTATGTATGGTGTAATATCCATATCATCCACAGGAGACGTGTATTTCTGTGCAAGAATACCTTCCATCAGCAGCATCGGGAACGTGAGGACAATGGGATTTGACGAAATTATGGAAATGTCAAGATTGGCGCAATCTCAATCTAATATCAACAATCTGGCTCCATGCAAAGACTGTAATATCAAATACATTTGTGGTGGAGGATGTAGAATTGATTATTTCCCGGAGTTGACGTCAAGCAAAGATATCAAATCATTGGATATAAGTAAAATACACAGAATCCCATGCGAAATTGAAGAAAAGGAGCGTTACTACGACATAATGATTCGTACCAACGAAAAATTATTCCAGTAGATATAAAACTTTGTAATAATGTAAAACGCCCAACCACCGCTTAATATTTTAAGTACTTCGGGACTAATTGATGAAGACGAAGGTTGCTAATAACTAACACTTAATTATTTAATAATATGGCTAATAATTCAAACGACTCTAACAAAACCTATAAGGAGTATGTGAAGCAGGAATCTCTTGGCAGTGCTGTTGGAAAAGCTGCAGGCGCAGCTTTGCTTAAGACTGTTTGGGATTTCTTCCAGTCTTATGCTAAAAGCAAGACAAAGTTTTAATGTTGGTAACCGAGAGCCGCAGCAGTGCGGCTCTTCTTGTTTACCGGGGATCCCGGAATCAGTCCTTCTGGACTTCTTCGATGCGGAACCACTCCACGTCTGGCTCGCGCAGGCCGAAGAACTTGATGAGGTAGGCGCGATCTACATCGCCTATATACTCGGTCTCGATAGGGTTGTCCCTGCCCACCTCCTTGGTGATGATCTTAAAGTGTTTTGACATGGTCGTTGAATTTTGAGTTGAAGTCATATCGGTCAGCGGCGTCCTCGCAGCGGGTGAAGATGAGGCGGACCTTGTTGCGTTTGAGATCGATCTCAACGAAGGCCGGCTCGATCAGGTCGGAGATGTACTCCAGATGAACGGTGGCGGTCTGCTCCTCTTCGTTGTACTCTTCTATGCAGGCGCTCTCCGGGAGCTGTCCCAATTTGCTGCGGTAGATGTTGATGGCGATTCTCAATACTTGCTCTCGTGTCATGGTGTTCGGTTATTAAAGGTCTGACTCTGTTGTGAAGGGGTTATCCTTGCGGTCCTGCGCGGCCTTGATCCGGCGGCGGATCTCGTTCATCTTGTCGGCGTGCTGGAAGAGGCGCTCGCGCAGCGCCTGCAGTCCCTGCTGGTCGGAGAGGAGCCTTCCGAAGTCGATGTAGAAGCGAGCCCTGTCGCCCTGCTCGGTCTCAAGCGCTTCGAATGGTCCGGTGCTGCCTACGCTCACCTCGAAGCGATCCTTGCAGGTAAACCAGCTGTTGCGCTCGTAGAAGATCTCGATGGTCTGGCCGAAGACCGTCTCCTTCTCTGAGCCCGGCTTCTTGATTGCGAAGCTGACACATGTCGGGCCGAGGTTCTCAAGGATCCAATACTCACCGAGGGTGCGGCGGATGTAGTCCTGCAGCTCGCGCCTCATCGCCTCGTCCGTCTCTTTGAACTCAACGATGGCAGCGAGCTCCTGAGCATCAAGCTCCGAGAGGAGTCTGATCCCTTCCGGAGTCTGGTAGAACGCCTCGACCTTAGCGGCGCGTTCCTTCTCGGCCTTGGCCTTCTCGATCTTCTGGCGGAGGCTCTCGTTGGCCCTTTCCAGATCGAAGGCCCTGCTCTCCTTGAGGGCCTTCTGGTATTTGTAGGTCTGGGCATACTCATCGAGGTCGGTTGTAGCCGCCCCGGTGAGTGTGTTGTATTCGTTCCAAAGGGTGATGTTCTCCCTGAAAAGTATCTCCTTGCGTGTCATGGTCCTGTCCTCCTTCCGTTTTAGATTCTCTCGTAGGTCAGGCGAAGAGCCTCGGTGATGTGCTTCTTGTCGGTGGCGTTGGCCATCATGTTGACCTCTCCGATAAGGGTGAAGATGAGGTCCTGCAGGTCGAGGACTGCGTCTTCCATTGTCTCTCCGGCCTCGTCCCAAGCCCTCTGGTTGGTGCTGAGCTCAAGTGCCTTGCGGCCCTGTTCGAACTTGCTGATTGCTGCGCTGATCTCGGTGATCGTCTTGCGTGCTTCTTTAGTAATCTTTGCCATAATTTTGTATCTTAATTTGTTAGTAATCAATGCCTTAACGCACCACAAAGATGGCATCATTATTTGGAACACGCAAGTTAATTCGAGAGAAATAACGCACTCTGTATCAGGAATTTAGCACATTTTTCAGTCGGCTTTTCGAGGGTCCGGATAGTTCGTCACGATCCACTCTTCCTGCCGCCTGCGGGAGACCTTCGAGGCGGTGATGGTGCGCTCGATCCGGTGGATCGTCCAGCCGTTCTGGGTGGCGTACTTCTCGATCAGCGGATGCGGGAACATCGTCAGCATGAACTTACCCTTGACCGAGGCAAGAGTCTTCAGGAGGGACTCGAAGTCCGCGTCATTGAACGATCCGTTGTAATGACCGCAGTCGGTCCCGACATAGGGCGGATCCACGAAGTGGAACGCATCCGGGCAGTCGTAGCGCTCGATGACATGGGTGCCGTTCTCGCACTCGATGGTGACGTTATCCAGCCGGGCGCACAGCTCGGTGGTGAACTGATCCTTGGCGTTGCGCAGCTTCGCTGTGGTGGTCCCGTTGCGGTCGTAACCGAAGGTGCCGTCTATCATCGAGGCGAAGCCGAGCTTGGTGCAGATCCAAACGGCCCAAGCCCGCTGGACCGGTGAGAAGTAAGAAGGGTGCTCATAGATATGCCGGGCATGGGCGTGCTCCTCGCGGGAGTGCAGGGAGGCATCGACAAGAGTCTTGAGCTCCGGGTAGCGAGTCTTGGCCACCTTGTAGAAGTTGACCAGCTCGGTATTGATGTCATTTATGACCTCGCACTCCGCCGGGGCCTTGGCAAAGAGGACGGCGCAGCCGCCGCAGAAGGCTTCGGTGTAGAGCTTGTGGTCGGGGATGAGCGGCAGGATGTGTTTGAGGAGCGTCTGCTTGCCGCCGTAATAAGAGATGGGTGTTTTCATCGTAGGAGGGTTCTGAGTTTGAAGACAAGGAAGAGCAGCAGGAGAAGGACGAGGATGATGGCCACCAGCCGCAGAGTCTTTATGTAGGCCGGATCGCTCTCTTTCGAGTCAGTATCCGAGAGTGTTTTTAAGTGTATGTCAGTATCGATGTGCGCGACACTGTCCTTGGCGCTCTGGAGGGTGGCATCGGTGCGGATCTCTGTCCGGGTGATGCTCTTGATGGGTTGCGGGACGGCGGCAGGAGGTGCAGCGCAGGAGGAGGCGACCGCGCCTGCGAGCGTCCCAGCCACCTCTGGTGTTTGGAGATAGACTGTATCATAGACGGGATAGTATTCAACGACAGTCTGGGTGACGATCTGATTGACGACCTGAGTGACGGTGTCGCGGATGATGATCGTACTGCGGTCCACAGCGGTGGAGTCCACCTTCTGGACCGTCTGCAGGTGATGGGCAGAGCCGCAGGCGGTCGCAAGCAGGAGGACAGGCATTATGGCAAGGAAAAGAAGTATTACAGCTGCTTTATGCATTTGAGTATATCGTTAACACGTTGTCGTCTCTGTTCGAGGGTGAGCGGTGGCTCTTGGCTCTCCTCTTTGAGGGGCTCATCCCAAGGGAACGGGAACATCTGGGTGATGGGGCGGCGGTCCTTTCGGTCGAGCTGGATGCAGGTGAGGGTCCACGTCTGCCAGCGGGCGATCTCCCATTGGTGGCGGGAGTGGTCCCGCTGCAGGGCGGCCCAGCCGGACCATGCGTAGATGAACTGTGCCGGGGTGAGGGCTTCGAACTCCGAGAGGCTGAGTCCCATCTGCCCAACACCTAAGGCAAGCCATCGCTCATAGGTCACCTCATTGGCCGGGCCGTCCTTCCCGCCGCCCGCCCCGCTCAGACGTTTGGGTCCAGATCACCGAGATTGTCGGTGAGGGCATCGATGCTCTCCTTGAAGATATCCGCGATCTTGAGGATGAGGTTCGGATCCTCGTCCACGAAGTCCCAGACATCATCAACGGTGTATCGTTCCGTTCGCTTGGACAGGCGAGCGCCCTCGTTCAGGCCGACCGCCGCCACTGCCACCACCGAGTCCATCGTGGCGATAGCCTCTGTGGTGGTGATGTTCGTCTCGAAGTTACCTTGGGTGTTCTTAGTGAATTCATTGATGGCACGCATCCCGAAGTGGATCGGGCGGGCAGTGCCCCTGATGACGATTTCTTTCATTGGAAGGAGGGATTAAGGGTGGTGAGAGTGATTACTGAGCATCGGACGGGGTGAGATCCCCGCTTCCGGTGAGGCTGTAGGAGTAGGTGGCGTTGTCGCCGGCTGGGGTGCTCAGGGAGAAGGAGGTGATGAAGGCATCACCGGTGTAGAGCTTCGAGAGGCCCTGAACAGGTGCCTTGAGGATGGCCTTGACCTTCTTCTTGGAGAGGACGAGGGTGAGGACCTCCTCGGCGCTGTGCGCTTCGGCGATGGTCGGATCGATGACCACGATGCCGTCTCCGTCCACACTCCACGAGAGGTCGCCGGGACATTTCTCCTTACCGTTGGTGTCCTTGGTGCGCAGGTCCTTGAGCTCAAGGTCCACCTTCAGGGAGTGGGACGTGGCGTGCAGGGCCGGCTTGCCGTCTATCAGGAGGATGATGTCCTCGCCTTGGATGACTCGTTTTTCTTGTGTTTCTGGCATGATGAAAGGGGTTGATTAGATGATTCTGAAAGTGAGGGTATATGAATGCAGATCGTACTGCGGGAAGTAGTCGCTCTGGGCGGAGCGATAGCGGCAGACCTTCGTCTGAAGCGGGAGGTCATCGAGGGCGCGGACGACCTTGCGTTTGAGCTCTTCCGCCCCGGCCACACGCGAGTGGTAGACCGTCAGCTCGAAGGTGGTCTCGTAGCCGGCCACGCCGCTCAGAGTCCGCAGGGGTTTTTCCTCCGGGGTGGTGAACGTGGCGAAAGGCGCTGCCGTCTTCTCATCCACCGCACCGGCTTGGATCTTCCCTTCCAGCTCCGGGACATTGTCCGAGAGTGTTGTCAGTATGATGCTCTTGAAATCCATCGTAGGCTCTTGTATGCTGTTTATATGCTGTTATTCGATCTTCTTGAAGTTCCGTCCCACGAAGCGCTCCACCGCCGTTGCAAGGCTGTCGCCGAACTCGGAGACGATGCGCTCGGATGTCTCGCTGTAGGCCTGTTCCAAGAAGGGCGTAGCCTTGAGGCCCTTGACACTGCGGGCAAACACCTTCTCTCCATCACTGCCGGTGAAGACGAGGATGCGTCCCTTGCGGCGCGGGGTGCGGGGATCCCGCGTGCCCTCGTGGATGAACTTGCCGTAGTACTCGTTCACCGCACCCTTCTTCTTGCTGCGGGAGAAGACCGTCTTCACTGCGACATCGACCTCGCTCTTGGGAGCGGATCGGTCCCGGTAGCGGATCACCCTGATCTGCTTGCGCAGGGCTCCGCTTCGCACCGGCACCCGCTTGCGGGCGGCATTGACCGCTGGCCGGGCCGAGAGCTTCAGGGCCGAGAGGAGCATCCGCTTCTGCATATTGTTAGGCAGCTCATCGAGGATGGCCTTGGCCTCCTTATAGCCTTCAATCTGTATCTTCAGCATCGCTCTTGGTGGTTAGAAGGTGCAGTCTCCACCTGCGTCCCTCCTCATGAACGGAGGAGATACGAAGAAGGCGCCCCTCATCGCGCACTAACATCCCGGCTTCGATGCCGGAGCGGTAGCGGATGGTGTAGGCGACCTCGTTCTCGTGGACGATCCTCCCGGCATAGAGGTTCTCCCTGCCTCCGGACTCGGTGCGCTGGGCAACGAGAGAGGCCACCGGGACCAGCTCTTTGCTGCGGTCCCCGTATTCATCCCGCGAGTCGCGGTAGCGGAGCACTTCTATTGGGCGATCGAACATAAATCAGACAGTGTGAAGACAGTGTTTTACAGTGTAGAACAGTATGAGAGAGTGTACAGCAGTATCGGGCATTGTGCGCTAATCGGGGACAGTGTCACTCTGTTGTACACTGTATGGATGGATCCGCCAAGGGAGGAGGAGCTTTTCTGCGGTGAGGGGCAGCTGGCTGACGCTGCGTCCCACGAGCGCATCGCTCTCGTTATCAAACAGAGTTCCCAACAACAGCAGGACGGCGCTCTTGATGGCTGGCGGCAGGCTCTGGGCATCGAACTCAGAGACGAGGTCGCGGTTGGTGTAGTCGGACGCTATACCGAAGGCCATCTGCAGGTACTCCGCCACGAGGGAGTCGAAGGAGGAGTCATCTCCGAGGCGGAGGTGCTGCTTGGCAAGGTCGAGTGTGATTGGGAGCTCTGTCATACACTACTAACTAAACAATTGACGGATCCGCAGGGCCTAAGCCTTTGCGTGTACAAGTTTGAGAACAGGGTGTGTTCCGGCATCGAGCAGGGTACCATCCAAGCGGGCGAAGCCGAACAGACCTACGGAGAGGTACTCGGCCAGCAGCTCGTTCAGGCGGATGATGCGGAAGGACTTGACCATGCGGATCTTGTACTTGGAGAGGTCTCCGAAGAGGACGGAGGCGTTGCCTGCACCGATCCCGGCCATGTCATCGTTGATGATGTAGCTCTTGCCAAAGAGGGTGGACGGGAGACCTACGCGGGAGCCGTCCTGCCAGATGAACCTGCCATCGTTATCCTTGATCTTGGCAAGGGCAAAGAGGGTGTTGCGATTGAACATAAACTTGCCGTTCTTGGCGTAGGCGCTGTCCACCCCGGCGATCAGGTCGAGGATGTTGTCGAGGGTGATGGCGGTGGCAGCCGCTTCCTGCGCGGCAGCGGTCGCTGCGGTGACCAGTCCCTTCGGCTGGCCGGTGCCTGTTCCTGTGGTAAGGTGCTCATTGGCTCCGCGTCCGAAGCTCTCCACGAGCAGGTCGCTCAGGATCGTATCGAGATTGAAGGCGGAGTCCTGCAGGAGCTCCTGAGAGACAGGGATGATCGGCGTGCGGTAGGTGAACGCCTTGAGGGTGACGGAGCTGAAGGACGGAGTCCTCTTGGTGCTCTGGGCGTACTCGGCCACGATCGTTGCCTTGGCAGCGGTGTCGTTGATGGTCGGGAGGATGAGGTCACCGCCATTGCCGGTGGTGATGATGCTTCCGGCCTCGAACATACCTCCGAAGGACTTGAGGGCCTTCTCGATGGAGCCTGCGAGGGTGGAAGGGATGAGGACACCGGCGGTGAGGCCCTGCAGACCGGCACGTTCCTGAAGAAGGGTGCGCTGCTCCGGGGTGACGCCCTGTGAGCCGCTGAGCAGGTAGGCCCTGAACGCCTCCTCATACTGACGGTCGGCGGCGGAGCGATCCTCCGGAGTGTGGGCCGGGGTGTTCTCGGCCTGCTCTAACTGATGGCGGCGGATCTGCTCGAAGCGCTCCTCAGCCTCGACCTCCTTGTCGACCTTGTTGTAGTCTGCAAGGAGGGTGTCCCAGCGCTGCTGCTCCTCGGCGGTCATCTCGCGGCCATCGGCAGCGGTGCGGAGCTGGTCGATCTGTGAGTAGATCGATGCTCGTTTCTCTTTGAGTTGTTTGAGTTTGGACATAACTATCGGTTTTTAAGATTGAGATATTCCACTAATCGTTTGCGTGATTCGCTGCTCAGGCACACTCCCTGCGGATGCTGGCTGCGCAGCCACTCGGCCTTGCGCTCCTCTAACTGGCGCACCGATGCCTCGGTGTCCTTGTAAGCCGGGTAGACCACGAGGGAGACATCGTAGAGCTTGGAGATATGCTCGACCGTCCTCTCATCGTACTGCAGGCTGTTGGTCTTGTCGGCGTAGGTCCAGCTGTCGCGGTCAACGGTGAACTTGAAGGAGCACTTGCTGATGTCGCCCCTGCGGACCAGCTCCAGCATGTCGTTGCCGAGGCCTGTGGCCGGGGCCTCGAACTCGAAGCGAAGACCGGTCTGGTCGGTCGAGAGCTTCAGGGTGCCGGAGGCGGTGCGGGCAAGGATGGAGGTGACTTCGTGATTGAAGCACATGATGGCATCGGACATGTCGGTGTCGGTGAAGGCATCGCGGGAGATCTTCTCCCGGAACCAGCCCATGATAGGCTCGGACCACTTGTCGAACTTGGCGGCATAGCCGATGATGGTGCGGCTCGAAGGCACTCCTTCCGCGCCCTCGCGAGTCTCCACGCGAAGCTCCGAGAGGTCACTGCGCACCTCGATGCTTACCGGCTGCTGGTCTTTATTCTTCGTCTTGCTCATTGGATTGGGTGTTTTGATGGGTGGAGTCAGTATCGACAGTGTCGGCATTGTCGGATACTGTATTCTGTTTTCTGGCGGCATCAACCGTCTGCATATTGGCCTGAACGAAGTGCTCATCACCGCCCTCGTAGGCGTTCATGTCCTCATAGGCGCGGATCTCATTGGCGGTCATCGCCCCGATGAGGTTCATGTTCTTGTAATACTCGCTTCGCGTCTTGGCATCGCCCCTGAGCAGGCCGTTCAGACCGAAGAGGAAGTAGAACTCCCCGAACTCATCCTCACGCAGGAGCTTACGATTGAACTCCTCCTCAAGACGGACCAGATACGGCATCAGGCAGTATTGGACGAACTCCATACCCTGATGCTCGATGTTGTTGTTTGTGGCTCTTTCGAGGTCTGCGATCATGTGAGGCGGGACGCCGTAGATGGTGGCGATCTCGGTCTTCTGGAACTTGCGCGTGGCGATGAACTGCGCATCCTCCGGCGGGATGCTGATGCGCTCGTAGGTCATTCCGCCTTCGAGCAGCAGAGGGGTATGGGCGTTGTGCAGGCCCACCGACTGAGCGATGAGGTCGTTCTTGAGGCGCTTGTAGGCATCAGGCTTGAGGGTGGACGGGTACTTGAACACGCCGGACATGTTGCCACCCTGATTGAAGAAGCGCTCGCCGTACTGCTGGGCGGAGGCGGTAAGGGACAGGTTCTCCCGGTGGACGGCAATCGGGCTCTTGCCCTTGTAGCCATTGGTGGAGAGGCCTCGCAGGTGGATCATGTCGTAGGACGGTACGATCTCACCCTTGTAGGTGCGGTAGTAGAGCTCATCGTCATCGGTCAGGTAGGGCTCCACCTCGGTTGGGTGCATCAGTTGCAGACGCACCGGGCGGAACAGAGCATCACGATGGATGCGGGCGTAGCCGTTGCCCCAGAGGGTGCTGCTGACCATCAGGTGGTGCAGCAGGGCAAAGCGCGATGTGTAGGAGTTGGGCTTGGAGAGGATATAGCTGCAGGGATGCTGGCGGACCGTCTCGCGGCCATTGGAGGTGCGGCGGTAGAGGTGGACCGGCAGGGTGCCGACCGTCTCGGAGAGGATGCGCACGCAGGCCCACACTGCGGAAAGGTTAAGTGCCCCTTCCTCGCTGATGTAAGGACCTTTCGTGGCATCGGAAACGGTGTCGGAGAGAAGGGCCGCATTCACTGCGGCTTCGAACTCCGATGAGGAGATGCGCTTCTCCTCGCGACTAAAAGCAAAGATTTTTGAAAGAAAATTTGACACCGCTTGAGCTGTTTAATAACCGGTGACAAACATAACAGGTAAGCAGGCTTTTTAACGGAAAGTAACTTACAGTTATATTTTTATTTTAGCTGCAATTTCTCTACATTTGTGTCCTATAAATAAAACGATTAAGTATGAAAAAGTTATTCGTATCGCTTGTTGCCGCTATTGCTTTAACAGCATGTTCATCAAATTGGGAATATAAGGTTGTCACTGTTGATGGCACATCAACATCTGAATTTTCACCAAATTCATTCAACGTATCTTCGGAGGATCTTAATCTATTTGGAGCAGAAGGTTGGGAACTTGTTGACGTTTATACCGTTGTTGAAACAGTGCATCCAAACTTTGGAAACTCAGAATACGTAACGGGATTACGGGAAAACACTCGCACTTCAAGTATAAACTATGTTTTCAAAAGACGTAAATAATTCTTAATATGAAACATTTGGGACATTTTATATTTGCAGCAGTTCTGGTTATAATTGCTGCTTCTTGTTCAAGCATACCAAACAAATCGGTCTTTGAAAGTCTTGACACAAAAGAACTTGCAAAGGCTATAAAATCAGATGAGTTATTTGAGAGAGTTTATGAGGATTATAGTAAAGCAGCTTCTTGCTTTAACGAAATAGAAAAGGCTAAGTACAGTGATATTACTTGGCGTAAGATTTACAAGGCTGAAAAATTCCAGAATGACACAGCATATGTAAATCCTTTATTTAAAGAGTGGGTAAACGAGTGGAATGATAAGTATGGATGTTACGATGAGAAAGTAGATTCCGTACTTGCTCGTTGGAAGAAGTATAAAGATGATAACTCTTTATCTCGATTTGTTTCCGTTGAATTTGCAGAGCTTGACAAGGAATACTACTCTTATGATTATGAGGTTAAAAATGTCAACTTGGGATTTAGACTAATCCCCAAAGATGGTACTATTCAACAGATAAAATTCAATTATCGATTTTCTGCAAAAATCAACCCTGCATATGGGGAGAAACATAATTGTATTTCAACCAGTCCATTTAGTTCGCCAGTGGTGAGATATTGGGAAGCAAGTTACAGCGAAGAAAAAACTCTTAAGAATCTCTCAACGAGTGAATTTAAAAGAGATTACGATATCAAGGTTGAGATTACGGATGTTAGAAGGAATGGTATTAACTATAGCATTTCTGATCTCAGTATCCCTGAAACTGTAACACTTGAATTCAAATCACAGAGAAGTGAATAGACAGTATTACCCGACAGAGCAACTACGACAAAGCAATGCCATCAAAAAAAATGACAGCACACACAAAGCATAGACTGATTGTCTTGCCCTAAAAGA